CAGGCGATGCTCAAGGTGATCGACGCGAAGGGCCGACACGGTTGACGGGATCCGCGATCTGCGGATGGACAGCGTTTCACCGGAGATCGCCTCGAAGCTGCTCAAGCGCGACTTCACCAATCTCGTCGCCCGCGTGCAGAAGGGTGGCAAGCTGACCCGTGCCGAGCGGGCGATGCTGCAATCGATGGCGACCGGCACCGGATCATCCCCGGCCACCGCCTCCAGCTACGTCGAACTCGCCGCCATCCTTGGGGTGAGCCGTCAGTCGATCCACACATGGAAGAAGCGCAAGGACGCCCCGAAGCCGGCCGCCAATGGACTTCACGACGTGGTGGCGTGGCGCGAATACATGCAGGCCCACGACCTCAAGGGCAGTGCCCCGGCCGGCGAGCCACCGGACATCGAGTCGGCACTCAAGGCCCGCAAGCTGCTGGCGGAAGTCGAGGAACGGGAACTTCGATTGGCCATCCGGCGCGGCGACTACGTGGCGGTGGAAGAGGTCCGTCAGACATGGACCGAGCTCGTTGCGCAGGCAACGGCGATGCTCCGCAAGAAGTTCGAGCAGGAGCTGCCGCCGATCCTCTCGGGTCTCGACGCAACCGGCATACAGGAAGAAGCGCGGCGGGCCATCGACGAGGTGCTTTCCATCCTCCACTCGGACGAATGAGGACGGTCGAAACAGCGAAAGAGAAGCTGCGTCGGATCTGGCAGGACGCATGGAGGCCGCCCGACCGCCGTCCCCCGTGGGCGTGGTGCGAGGATCACGTCACCTCGATTCCCTACTCGCCGGTGCCGGGGCGGTTCCGCTCCGACAATTCCCCGTGGATGCGCGAGCCAATGGAGGCGCTGGTCGATCCGCGAATCCGCCTGGTGTCGATCATCGCCGCAATCCAGAGCGGCAAGACCAGTGTCGGTGAGCTGGGCGTCTCCTACATCATCGCGAACCTGCCGGGACCGACTTTGTGGCTCGACCAGACCGACGACGACGCGAAAGACCAGAGCGAGAGCCGGCTCCAGAAGCTCTTCGACGAGTGCCCGCCGGTCCGCGCCCTCTATCCGGCCAACCGCCACAAGAAGCGGCTGACCACCGTCCATTTCGCCAACGGGATGACCCTCTGGGTGCTGGGTGCCCACAACAAGACGAACCTCCAGCGGCGTTCGATCCGCTGGCTCATCGGCGATGAAACATGGCGCTGGCCCACCGGTCACATGGCGGAAGCAGAGGCTCGGGTCACCGCATTCGGTTGGCTGGGCAAGTGTCTGTTCATGAGCCAGGGCGGCGAGGAGGACGACGACACCCACCGCAAGCACGAGACGACCGACATGCGGGTCTGGACCTTCGAGTGTCCGCACTGCCGGCAGCGACAACCGTTCAAGTGGGAGCAGGTCGAGTGGAGCAAGGACGCCCGCGACGAACACGGCGATTGGGATTTCCAGAAGGTGCGGGACACGACCTCGATGCGCTGCGCGTCCTGCAACCACTACTTCGAGGACACCGACCGGGTGCGCCGGGAACTCAGTGCGACCGGGCGCTATGTCGTCACCAACCCGAACGCCCCGAAGGAGACCGCCGGATTCCAGTGGAACGCACTGTGCGCGATGAGCTGGGGCAAGCTAGCCGAACTCTACCTGCGGGCGAAGGCCGCGGCGCGGAAGGGTGACGTGACCCTGATTCAGCAGTTCTACCAGAAGCGGCTGGCTCTCGCGTGGCGCGAATACCTCGAAGATTACAAGCTGGAGATCGTCCCCGGCGGCTATCTCAAGGGCGAGGACTGGGAGATGACCGCCGGGGTGGACGCCGCCGGACGAATCACGCCGGTGCCGTACGATCCCGAGAAGGCAGTCACCCGGCTGGTCATCATGACTGTGGACGTGCAGATGGACCACTTCTGGGTGCTGGTTCGTGCCTGGGCCGCCGACGGATCCTCGCGCCTGGTGTGGGATGAGAAAGCACTCACCTGGACCGACCTCGAAGCCATCCAGGAACGCTTCGCCATCCACCCGAACCTCGTCTTCGTCGATGCCGGCTACAACGCCTACGACGTGTATCGCGAATGCGGCCGACGCCACTGGATCGCGATGGCCGGCGACAAGCGGACCTCGTTCGTCCACAAGGTGAAGGGCGGCAAGAGCGTGCTGCGGTTCTACTCGCCAAAGCGCAAGATCGCCATCGGCAAGGGCACGACCTGCGACCTCTACTACTGGAGCAACCTGAACGTGAAGGACGCTCTGGCGCGGCTCCGACGCAACCAGGACCCGGACAAGGGACCGGTGTGGGAGGTGCCCGAGGACATCGACGACGAATACCTTGCGCAGATGGAAAGCGAGCAGCGGATCAAGAAGAACGGTCGCTGGATCTGGGAGCGCATCGGCAGCCGACCAAACCACCTTTGGGATACCGAGTGCCTTCAGGTCGTGGCCGCTTTCATGCTGAAGCTCATCGGCCAGGAGGCGGTGAAGGAACCCGAGTCGGTTGACGACGACTCCGGGGAGCAATGAAACGCATCCTCATTCTTTCCGCTCTCGCCTGTCTCCTAAACGCCTGCTCCAGCGTGCCGCCGTTCTCCGGTTCCATCATCACCGAGCAGGGCGAGTTCCGGATTCTGCCGGACGGCCGCATCGAGGTCGTCATCGAGCCGCAGGCCACCAAGTGAGCCCCGGTTGACGCCCGGCCCCGGCCATGAGCAAGACGATCTGGAAGAAGATCCAGGCATTCGTCGGCGTCACCGCCGATGGCATTCCGGGTCCGGTCACCGCCAACGCGATTGCGGACCGGCTCGGACTCGGAACACCGAAGCCGGCCCCGGGACCCAAGACGACCGAGTTCGACGAGCGCTCCGAGAAGAACCTCGCCACCCTCGTTCCGAATGCCCAACGCAAGGCCCGCGAATGGTTGCGGAAGTGCCTAGAGGCGGGCATCAACGTGAAGGTCATCTGCGGCACCCGGACCTACGAGGAACAGGCCGCGCTCTACGCCAAGGGCCGCACCGTTCCCGGCGATAAGGTGACCAACGCCCGCCCGGGCTACTCGTGGCACAATTTCGGAGTCGCCTGGGATTTCGTCGTCTTCGATGACCGGGGCCAGCCGCTTTGGAACAGCCCGCTCATGGAACGCTGTGGCCAGATCGGCGAGGAACTGGGCCTCGAATGGGGCGGGAGCTGGAAGGGCTTCAAGGACAAGCCCCACCTTCAGTTGAAGATGGGCATCACGCTCGCTCAGGCACGGCAGCGGGTGAAGGACGGCCGCGCCGTCGCTTGACACCGGACGCTGGCACATGGCCCGCGGACTCTTCGTCACCGCCTTCACCGTCGCCGAGGTGCTCGCCATCCAGGCACGGGCGAAGGAATTCCTCCTTGAGGGCAAGACCCTCATGAACTGGAGCGATTCCGGCACTTCCGCCGGCAAGCAGTTCACCCTGCCGGTCGATCAGGTGCTGGAGGAATGCGCCCACGCGCTGCGCGTGCTTGATCCCGACACCTACGGCACGCCTCCCGGCCAGGCGTCGGTTTCCTTCATCTCCGGTCACCTCGCGAAATGAACCTGCTCCAGCGCATTGCGGTCCGGCTGCTCTTCGGCACAGGGCCCTACGAATCGGCGAACGCATCGCCGCGCCGGGGGAGCGTGCCCGGTGCCGCCCCACAGGACGCGAAGTTCGACCTAACCGCTTCGGTGCGCAGCGAACTTGTCCGCCGGTCGCGCTACCTGCTGAAGAACTCGGGATTCTTCCGCGAGCTGGTCGGCAACATGGCCCTCTACGCGGTGGGCGACGGCATCCGCCCGCAGGCGCTTTCGCCCGACCCGGAATGGAACAAGGCCGCCGAGGACTACTTCCAGCGGTGGGCACGCCGCGCCGACATCACCGGGCGCTTCAACTTTCCGGAGTGCCAGCACCTTGCCTGCCGCGCCATCGACACCGACGGCGAGATCTTTGTCCACAGGGTGCTCGATGACACCGGCCTGCCGAAGCTCCAGCTCATCGAGGCCCACCGGATCGGGGATGACGGCGAGGACGAAACCATCGACGGCGTGAAGCTCGATCCGGTTGGCCGCCCGACCGCCTACCGCCTCCTCGATGACGACGGCGGATTCCAGGACCTCGAAGCAGGATTCATGCTGCACATCTTCGAGCCGGATTCGCCGAGTCAAGTGCGCGGGGCCCCGACCCTCCAGCACTCGATCAACCACCTCCTCGACGAGATGGAACTGCTCGCCCTGGAGAAGCACGCGGTGAAGGACAACGCCGACGTGGCCCGCGTGCTGAAGAGCAAC